TTTTTTACCAGGATTCAATAAACAAGTTACATCTACAGGTGCAGAGTCTCAATGGATAGACGGAGAAAATGTACGTTTTAGATATGGTACACCAGAAAAAATAGGTGGTTGGAATCAATTAGGTGCATCTAAATTAACAGGTGCAGCTAGAGGTTTGCATCATTTTGTAAACAAAACTTCAACAAAGTTTGCAGCTATAGGAACTAATAGAATTTTATATGTATATTCTGGTGGTGTATTTTATGATATACATCCTTTAGTTAATCCATCAGGCACAGCTATTACAAGTGCTTTTAGCACAACTAATGGATCACCAATTGTAACTATTACATTTCCAACTTCCACTACTTTTCAAGCAGGAGACATAGTTTTATTTGGTGATACAACTACGTTTAGTGCAATAACTAATTCTAATTTTGGTGCCGCAGATTTTTGTGACAAAACATTTATGGTAACAAGTGTACCAACAACAGACACTATAACTATTACAATGCCTAGTAATGAAACAGGAAGTGGTGCAACTACATCAGGTGGTATAAAATTTTTTCAATACTATCATGTAGGACCAGCAGAACAAATAGGAGCGTTTGGTTGGGGTATTGCATTATGGGGTGGTAACTTATTGGGTGCATTAACTAATACATTAAATGGAGCAATTAGTGCTACGTCAGGTGGAAACAATGGTTCTGCTACAGAAATTACATTAACCAATGCAACAGGTTTTCCATCTACAGGTACAAACCATGTTACAATAGGAACGGAAGAAATATCTTATACAGGAATTTCTGGAAATAAATTAACAGGTATAGGTAGAGGAGCTAGAGGATCAACACCAACAACTCACTCTAATGGCGCAACCGTAACCAACACTTCTGGTTTTACTGGATGGGGATCGCCAGCAGCCAACACTGACCAAGTAACAGATCCAGGATTATGGTCTTTGGACAATTTAGGATCAACTCTTATAGCATTGATACACAACGGAGAATGTTTTGAATGGGATGGTGATGCAGCAAATGCAACATCAACAAGAGCTACAATTATTACAGGTGCACCAACAGCATCACGTGATATGTTAGTATCAACTCCCGATCGTCACTTAGTATTTTTTGGTACAGAAACAACTATTGGTGATAAAACTACACAAGACGATATGTTTTTAAGATTTTCTTCTCAAGAAAATATTAATGACTATACACCAACAGCTGAAAACAGTGCTGGTACACAAAGACTGGCCGCTGGATCACGGATCATGGGTGCAACACTTGGTAGAAATGCAATTTATATTTGGACAGACACATCTTTATTTACTATGCGTTTTGTTGGAACTCCTTTTACATTTGCTTTTGAACAAGTAGGTACTAACTGTGGATTAATTGGTATGAATGCAGCCGTAGAAGTTGATGGCGCTGCGTATTGGATGTCTGATAATGGTTTTTTTAGGTATACTGGTAAACTAGAATCAATGGACTGTTTGGTAGAAGATTTTGTTTATGATGATCTTAACATTACATCAAACCAATTAGTTTATTGTGGTATTAATAACTTGTTTGGTGAAATTACATGGTTCTATCCAACAGCTACATCTAATGTAGTTAACAGAGCTGTTACTTATAGTTATCTAGATTCAACATCTAAAAGACCTATATGGTTTACAAATGCAAGTTCTTTGTTTCCAAGAAGCACGTGGGAAGATTCTGCAGTATTCGGATTACCACACGGCACAAAATACAATGCAGGTGATGATGCATCTTATGATGTAACTGGTAATACAGATGGTACTACAATTTATTTTGAACATGAAACAGGAGTTAACCAACAAGAAGCAGCAACAGCTGCTGTTGCAATTCCAGCAAATATTACATCTGGTGACTATGATATTACACAAAAAGTTGTAAGAGGAGCAGCTACAAACATGGCTGACCTTAGAGGTGACGGTGAAAATATTATGAGAGTTAGTAGAATTATACCAGATTTTATAGCACAACAAGGAAACGCTGTAGTACAATTAGATTTAAGAGATTACCCTAGTGACACAGCAGCCAGCTCATCACTTGGTCCGTTTACCGTATCATCTACAACAACAAAAGTAGACACACGTGCAAGAGCAAGAGCTATAGCTCTTACAATATCTAACACAGCAGTAGATACCAGTTGGAAATTAGGTACCTTTAGGTTAGATATACATGCTGGAGGAAGACGATAATGATAGATAAAAGAATTAATTTTGGTGGTGGTGGAAGTCATGGTCCTCACGGTGGTTATCAAGGTGGTAATAAATCACCCGGTAGTGCTGAATCTTCTGGTAGTAAAAGTAATACTAGTAATACTAGTAATAGTAGTGGAGGAGGAGGAAACAGACCTAATCCTCATAAAGATTCTGGATATTCTCCAATATCCACACCCACTAAATCTAAATCTAAAATTACTACAGGTCCAACTAACATACATAATGATGATTCAAATGCACCAGAAGCTTATGAAATAATTGGTGGTGAAAAATTTGATGTAACACCAAAAACAAAAGGTGAAAGAGACGAAGCTAGAGCTGCTGTAGAAAGAGCAGCAGTAAAACAATCAATACTAGACGCGCCTATTCCAAATATAACAGATAAAGGTATAAGTTTTTTTAAAGATGGAAATTTGTTACCTAATTTTTTGATGGCTGGTGATAATCCTATGGGTAAACCAAAATTTAATCTTTTTAATACGGCATTTAACGTACTTGGATATACATATGGAGGTCCTCTGTTTTCAAAATATCAAAAAGCAAAATCACTATACAAAGGAGCAAAATTTGCAAAAGATCTTATCCAACCGTATACAACAAAAAACTTAGATAAACCGTTTAAAGTTATAGAAGGTTTGACTAAAAATATAGGACTTAAAAATAAAGATGTTATAGAGTCTTTTAAAAGTTCTTTAACAAGTAATTTAGTTCCTAAACGTAAACCTTTTTTAATTCCTAAACGTAAACCTGTTACCAATACAAACGAAGGTGACGATAATGGAATAGCTTCATTAGAAAATGCAAATGCATTGCAAGATGAATACACAACACTATTACAAAAAGCTAGTCTTAATGACGAAGAGCAAGTTAGATTTAATATGTTAAAAAATATGTTAGGAATATAATGGCAAAAATTGTACAATCATTGACAAGAGCTGGTGATGAGTATGAACCAGATATAGCACAATCTTTAATTAGAGATTTAGATGCTGTGTTAGAGAAATTAAACACAACATTTCAAGAAGAATTAAAACAGGAGATAGAAGCTAGAAGTTTCTTTTTAGATTAATGGCAGTAGTAAACCAATATAAATTTGCAGGTATAGATAATAGCACAAGTGGTGGAGTACTTACACCTTTGGGTACTAGTATTCCTGCAGTTAATGAGACTATAGTTATTAAATCAATATTAGTTACATCTGCTGGTACTGCTACAGTGACAATTATAAACAATAGTATTACAGCTATTAAATCAGCATCTTTAACAGCAAACACAACAACAGAATTATTAACACAGCCGCTAATAGTTGAAGGTGGAAAAACCTTTACAGTACAAGCAAGCACAACAGACTCGTTTGATGTAGCTATTAGCTATCTAAACATTAAGAAAGAGGTAACAACATAATGAAAGTATATGACGCTAAAGTAGAAGAAACTTACAGACACAAGGAAACAGGAGAGGTTTTTAAGGAAAGAAAAGACTGGGAAGCTAAAGGGTATAAGAATGAAGACATGGCACAAGACGTAAAAGTTATCATGCCAACTCTTGATTTAGTAGGAAAAACAAAGTAAACTGACAAAACCATGGGAATAGAAGATATACAAATTTCAGAAGAATTAGAGACTAACGCACCATCTATAAAATATAGTGGTAATGAAGGTCCTAAATCTCCGCAACAAATGCAGGAGATGATGATGGCTCAAGTAGAAGAAGAGTACTCTAAGTATCTTGATGACATGATGGAACAAGGATTAGATCCTATGTCCTTTGAAGAATTTTTACAACAAGCTATGGCCGAAGGTCAAATGGCTGGCGGACCACCTCTACCAAACGATCCAACAGAACCTGTAAATCCTTTTGGTCCTAAACCAATGGGACCACCTTTACCTGACAGACAGATGGCAGCGTATGGTGGTATCATGGGTATTGATGGTAGAAAACAATATGGTATTGGATCATGGTTCCAGGAAAATATTATGGATAATTATAAAAAATTTACAGGCCAGACTCAAAAACAAATAGACGAAGACTCACAAAAAAGAGTTGATGCAGAAGATAAAGAATTTGGTATAAACTATGAAAACCCCCTTGATACTTTTTTAAAAGGTAAACCAAAAGATAAAGATAAGCCAGATGGAGAACGTACCGGCGGACAAGCTGCAAACATTTTACCTGCAATTGGTGGTGCAATAGCAGGATTGTTTACTAAAAAAA